ATCTTCAGGGCTACCCGGATCTGATTCAGGCTCTGAACCAGGCTCAGCTCTACGAGCAGCAGTTGGTGGTCTACAGCTCGCAGCTGGCCGACTATCAGCGACTGATCGACCAGGTGGTGGCTTATCGCACTGACGCCGACGAGTGGTCCAAGGTGAAGGACGCTCTCGTGATCCTGCGGTCGAAGATCAAGCAGTATCTGGTTCCGAGCCTGAACAAGGTCGCAAGCAGCCTCCTGTCTCACATGACTGGTGGTGAACGTCAGTCGATCGTCGTCGACGAGGACTTCAACATTCTCGTCGATAATCAGTCGATCGACACCCTGTCAGGTTCCGGCAAGGCAGTGGCGAATCTCTCGCTGCGAATTGGCCTTGGTCAGGTGCTGACTAACAACGTCTTCTCGCTCTTCATGGGCGATGAGATTGACGGGTCTATGGACAAAAACAGAAGCGAGAAAACGGCGACAGTTCTTAGAACTCTCGCCGGTAGGATCTCCCAACTCTTGCTGGTGTCACATAAATCTCCTTCAGCGGATTACTTCATCGCTGTAGGAGAAAATAGTGAATACCAACTCGAAGACGTCCAGTCTCATTAAGGAAGAACTCAAGCGCACGGGCGGCAATCTCTCAAAGGTCGCTCGTGCTCTTGGCCTCGATTACCACGCTCTGCTCGACCAGCGTAAGCGGGAGCTCGCCACTCGCAAGGTTGGCATTACCCCGGTCGATGGACCGGAACCGGATGACATCCGGACGCTCGGCCGTCCAGGCCATGAGCACAATGTCGTCGCTGTAAAGCGCCAGGGCCACGGATGGCCCGAACATTTCGCCGCAGCCATTGCGGACGCCCGTCAGAAGTATGACGCCGGCTCTCACGAAATGTGCCAGACCACGGAAAACGGTTGGGTCGTCTTGTACCTGATCCCGCGGCTGAAGCCGGCAGGACGCCGGAATTTCTTCTCCACCATGGTGGTCATGTAAGATGACCGCGATCCTTCTCTCTTCCGGTCGCAGGGTCGACCCGTTTGCACTCGAGGGCGTAGTCCTCGACCTCAACGAACTCATCCCACCGCTCGCGAAACTCTGCCGCTACACCGGCCATGTGAACCGCTTCTACTCCGTCGCGGAACACACGGTCCACCTTGTGAACAAGGTGCCCGTGGGCCTGAAGCGTGCCGCAGCTCTCCACGACCTCAATGAAGGTCTCACGAATGATCTGCCGCACCCGTTCAAGGCCGCGTTGCCCGACTACGTGTCGTTCGAGGTGGCCGTGCAGCAGCACATCTTCCGGCAGTTCAACGAGCCTTGGGAGAACATGGAGCTCCTGACCCACTACGATCGCCGCATCTGCGCCGACGAGATGGAGCAGCTTTTCGAGCCCCCGTACATCATCCCGGGTCTCGCCCCGCTCGATGTTCGCGTCGAGGGCTGGGAATGGCGCGAAGCCGAACAAAAACTCCGCAACACCTTCAAATTCCTGGGGCTCCTCTGATGACCATGCTTCGCTACAACGCCGGCAAGATTCCGGTTTCGCTCATCCCGACCAGCTTCTTCGAAGCCATCTTCAACAATGCCTACGAATGCGGTGCTGCTCCGTCGACGAAGCTCCTCGAGCTCGTCGGCCAGGTGTTGGATTTCGGCGCCCAGAAATACAACGCACACAACTGGCGCCAGGGTGGCAGCTGGTCGTCTGTCATGAACAGCGCCCTTCGCCATCTCGTCTTCCGCATGATGGAAGGCTTCACCGTGGACACCGAGAGCGGCTTGTCCGAGGCGGGCCATCTCGGCTGCAACATCGCGTTCCTGCTCGAGTTCGCCAGTCAGGGTATCGGTGACGACGACCGCTACGTCACACCAACGGCGCCAGAAGGTCTGGAAGCTAATCCGGAACCGAGCCTGATCTGGGTTCTGAACGAGCTGCTCGCCTTCCGCGATGGTGGCCCGCTCTCCCACCTGGCAACCGCTGCTTGGGAACTCGCCCGTTGGGTCGAGTACCAGGGCGATCCACAGCCGGCTCCGGACAATGTCGTCAAGTTCCCCGACGCTCCCCGCATCCCCACCAGTGTCCTGCCTTTCGGCTTCCCTGCCTTCGACGGCGAACAAGTAATCTTCCACTAAGGATCCACGCACATGCAAGCTTCTGAATACCAGGCCCAGTTCGGCCGCACCCGCGCCCCCGTCTTCTTCCCGCACAACGTCCATCCGGCGTTCGTCGGCCAGCTGATGGAGGCTCGCAAGAAGTCGGCCGACATCATCGACGCCGTGAAGCGGGCTCTGATCTATGGCAACACCGAGCGTCTGAAGAAGACCGACTATGCCAAGGTGGCCGAGAACCCGCTCGACCTCCCGTACTTCATGGACGTCGACGAGCTGCATGCCATCCTCGGCATGGAAGGGGAGGTCGGTGAGATCTCCGAGGCCGTCCTGTCGGACGACCCCCGCGATGTAATCCGTGCCCGTATCGTCGACGAGGCCGGTGACTTCCTCTGGTACCTCGCGCTGCTCTGCGACAAGTTCGACATCAAGTTCGAGGAGCTGTTCGCCGGCAACATCGCCAAGCTGGCCAAGCGCTATCCGGACAAGTTCACCACGGACCTGGCTGTGAACCGTGACCTGAAGGCTGAGGCCGAGGTATTTGGTTTGGGAGCGGTCCATTGAAGCTCTGGCTCATTCTCTACGTCGGCACTCAGATCGGTGGCACCTGGGGTCCGCTGCCCTACGGCATGGATGAGTGCCAGGAACGGGCCAAGATCATGATGGTGGATGTGGTCGAGGCTAAGACCAATCCGGCCAAGATCGCCAAGATGAAAGAGGAAAGCCGCTTCGAGGATTTCGAGAAGATCTTCTTCAAGTGTGAGCAAAACTCCGTCCGTCCGAAGATCACCTTCGTCCACTGATCCTTCCTGAACCAGACTGCATCAGCCCCGCCATGGCACCCGCCGGCGGGGCTCACCACCTAAGACATCCAACAAGGAAAAACTGATGCTTTTCAACGAGCAAGTTGCGCGTAAGCCCAACCTTTATCCGTGGACTGACGACTTCATCCACGCCATCACCTCTTCACCATGGACAGTCAACGAGTTCTCGTTCCAGTCCGATTTCGACCAGTTCAAGACACAGCTCACCGACCAGGAACGGCAGATCGTCGTTCGCACGCTGTCCGCGATCGGCCAGATCGAGATCGCCGTGAAGGACTTCTGGGCGAACCTGGGCCGGAACCTGCGTCACCCTGCGATCAAGGATCTCGGCTACGTCATGGCGTACACCGAAGTGATCCACAACCAGGCTTATGAGCGTCTGCTCGAGGTGCTCGGTCTCGAGTCCGTCTTCGAAGATAACCTGAAGGTCGACGTCGTTCGCGCCCGCGTGAACTATCTCCGGAAGCATGCTCAGCGTGTCTACGAGGACGATCGCAAGCAGTACGTCTACTCGATCATCCTGTTCACGCTCTTCGTCGAGAACGTCAGCCTCTTCAGCCAGTTCTACACGATCATGTGGTTCAACCGCTTCAAGAACGTGCTGAAGGACACTGCCCAGCAGGTTCAGTACACGAAGAACGAAGAGACGCTCCACGCCCAGGTCGGCATCAAGATCATCAACACGCTGCGCCAGGAATATCCGGACCTGTTCGACTTCGAGCTGACCGAACGCATCCGTCACGAGTGCATGGAAGCATACTCGGCCGAGAGCAAGCTGATCGACTGGATGATCGGTGACTACGCCGACGACAACATCAGCGCCGAGATCCTGAAGAACTACGTCTCCACCCGCCTGCAGGACAGCCTCAAGGCCATCGGTATCGCGTCACCCCTGAACAACTGGCCGATGATCGAGACGTTCTGGATGGATGAAGAAGTCTTCGGAACCAACAAGACCGATTTCTTCCACAAGAACCCCGTCGACTACACCGAAAACGACGTCGCATACGACCCGAAGGAACTATTCGCATGACCAGCTGGATTACCGATGACACCCGTAAGTTTCTCTCCCGCGGATATCTGCGGGAGGGAGTGTCCGTAGAGGACCGCATTGCCGAGGTTGGCAAGCGGGCAGGGGAAATCCTCGATCGCCCTGACATCGGAAAGAAGATCTCCGAGTACCTGCTGAACGGCTGGATGAGTTTGTCGTCTCCGATCTGGTCGAACTTCGGGCTCGCCCGTGGCCTGCCGATCAGCTGCAACAACGTCTACGTGGACGATACCATGGACAGCATCCTGCTGAAGACGGCCGAGATCGGTGCCCAGACCAAGTACGGCGCCGGCACGTCAGCCTACTATGGTGCTCTCCGTGGACGTGGCGCTGGCATCTCTGGTGGCGGCTCGAGCTATGGTGCTGTCCATTTCATGCAGATGGCGGAAACGACAACGTCCGTGGTGAGCCAGTCGAATGTCCGCCGTGGCTCGATCGCCGTCTACCTGCCGGCCGATCACCCTGACATCGACGAACATCTGACGATCCGCACGAAGGCCAGCCCGCTGCAGAACGTCCAGCCAGCCGTATCCATCACAGACAAGTTCCTGGAAGACGCCTTCGCCGGCAGTGAACGCAACCAGGCTGTGTTCGCCAAGATCCTCGAGCGCCGTCGCGCCAACGGTCGTCCGTTCATCTTCTTCCACGACAACGCCAATCGCTTCGCTGCGGACGTTTATCGTGATCAGAAGCGGACCATCTGGTCGTCCAACCTCTGCACCGAGATCATGTTGCCCTCGACGGCGAGAGAGTCGTTCGTCTGCAACCTGCTCTCCCTGAACGTGCTGCACTATGACGACTGGAAGGACACCGACCTGGTGAAGGTGGCCATCTATCTGCTCGACGCCGTCATGTCCGAGTACATCGAGAAGACGAAGGATCTGCCGTTCATGGACAGCTCCTATCGCTTCGCTCTGCATCACCGTGCCCTCGGTCTCGGCATCCTCGGCTGGCACTCGCTGTTGCAGTCCAAGATGATCGCGTTCGAGAGCGCTGAAGCTTCGATCTTGAACATCAAGATCTTCCAGCAGATGCAGGCTCAGTCCTATGAGGCGTCGGAGCTCCTCGGCCGAGAATACGGTGTTCCGGAGATGCTGATCAACTACAAGCGCCGCAACAGCACCACCATGGCGATCGCGCCGACGAAGTCCTCGGCCTTCATCCTCGGCCAAGCTTCTGAAGGCATCGGCCTGTTCGAGAACAACTACTTCGTTCCGGATCTGCAGAAGGGCAAGTTCACCTTCCGCAACCCGTACCTGGAGAAGGTTCTCGGCCAGAAGAACATGGACAATGCTGAGACCTGGCGTTCGATCCTGCTTCGCGAGGGCTCGGTTCAGCACCTGGACATCCTCACGGACCATGAGAAGGCCGTCTTCCGGACAGCCAGCGAGGTCTCTATGGACAAGGTGATCGAACAGGCCGCAGCTCGTGGTCGCTACATCGATCAGGGTCAGAGCCTGAACCTGAAGATGCCGCCGAACGTGACGCCGAAGGAGCAGATGCGTCTGACCCTCAAGGCCCACAAGCTCGGTCTGAAGTCGCTCTATTATCAGGAGTCGACGAATCCGGCCCAGGCTCTGGCTCGATCGAACGAGTCCTGTGTGGCATGTGAAGCATAAGAAAAAGGCCCCTCACGGGGCCTTTTTTATTTGTCCTGTCCGTAGAGCGTCATCTCTCTCGATCAGTCGTCGACCACAGGACGACTTCTTTTCGTCCAGGGTGATGAACTCCCCGAACTTGTCGTACACCTGCACCTTCGACATCCGCTTGCCACGCTCGGGAGGAGGCACTGTCTCGTCGAAACAGGTCCGGATGTCAGCGGGCAGGAGAGGCAGGTTTGCTCTGTCCGTGAGGCCAGATGTTCCACAGCTGCTCAACATCATCGCTGTCAAAGCAGGTATCGTCAGGCTTCTTAATCTTGGCGCGAGCATTCGCCAGCTCCTTCTGCAATTCTGTAATCCGACTCTGATCCTGTTCCCGCTTCACGCGGTCAGCAGAGTCGATCGCTATTCCGAGGTTGATGTCCTTCACCCACTTGGCGAGCTCGGCCGCTTCGTGCCTCTCGTTCGCGACGTGCTGTCCGTAGAAGTATCCGCCAAAGACCAGGCCTGCTGCCACGGCACAGATCAGGACCGGTTTTGCTAACGGCTCGAGGAGCGTGAGAGGAATCATTCCACTCCCCGCATGCACATGTTCCGCTCCGTCGCTCTGCGCTTCGCCAAGCCCGGGAGCACGACCTTCTTGCCGTTCACTGTCCCCTTGTTCCAGGCCAGCATTCCTTCGCAGGCGGCTTTGATGTTTCCGGTGCGAAGATAGCGGGCCGAGCTCGAGCCACAGAAGCCCCCGACTCCGATGTTGTAGCTGAAGCTGTCGAAGGCTCCTCGAGTCTCGACGGGGAGGGCGTCCCAGTTCTTGACGCATGCCGCGTTACCTTGATCGTAGTGGGCCATGCGCTTAACCAGCAGGTCATGACACTCTTGCCTGGAAAACTTCCGGCCCTGCATGGACTTCGCATTTTCAGTTTCTCCCATGCAGTAGGTCAGCACGCCGACCGCATCGCGGTAGACGTAGCCGACATAACCTTCCGCCGGTTCAGCAATGGAGACGCCGATCGCAACAGCAGCACTGGCGATCGTGCCGATGATCGTCTTCTTAGCCATTCTTGGCTCCTGAGATTTTCTTCTGGGGGATGAGGCGTCCGTAGACCGCGCCGAGGCCGACCAGGCCGTCCAGGATGGAGAAGCCAAGTCGGACGGCCGGCGGAAGCGACGAGCCAGCCATCATGGACAGCAGCGTGTCGCAGATCGGCTCAAGCACGACGAGGAACAGGAAGAAGTAGACGCACATCAGCGACCAGGAGTGACGCAGAATCGTCCACCAGTCGGGGTGCAGCTTCGGCATCAGAGCCCCACGAACTTCTTGAGGAGCAGCGGGCCAACAGCGGAGATCACAGCACTGGCAACGGAGCAAAGCGTCACCAGGCGGACGACCTTCTCATTCAAGGCCGTGTACTTTTTCTCGAGGTCCGTGTGTTGGGCTTTGAGTTCCCCAATGGCCTCCTTGAAGCCATCCTTCACTTCCTTCACCTGGGTCGAGACGAAGCTGTTACGCTCCTCGAGCACGACCAGGCGCTCCATAAACTCCGCCATTGCAACGAGGCGATCAGACATCTGCCGGACTGCCGATTCAAGGCCGTCAAGCCGGTGGGTGAAAGCGTCGGTGAGGGGCATACGGGAACTCCAATTGGTTCCCGTAAATATGGTTACAGTGGCTGGAGGATTCCCGTTCCGGTTGACTCAGAACGGTTCAGTTTGAAGGTTATAAGGGCTGGGCGAAACCTTATAACGGATAATCGGAAAGGCTTAAACCTTATGACGGATAATCGCATAGGTTCTGTTATGGAACCGATGCACCGAATAGTTGTTCAAATTTTTCCCTGATCATCTTAATCAGAAACTCGCTTCCGGACAGTCCATAGGTGTCGGCCAGGACCGCGAGCTTCTCGCGATCCTCGTCCGTGCCATACGCGATGATGCCTTTGTTTCGGGTCTTGCTCACCAGGCTATCTCCGTTGCTGCTTCGATTGCGGCTGGTGTTGTCGCTGCGGCCACAAGATCCTTGGCCACCATGCGTTTGTCTTCGATCATAGGTCCGACGACACGCCAGCTCTCGGCCATAGTGAGAATGACAGCCGCGGCGTCCAGGAGCGTGACGTTGTATCGCTCAGCGTCGATCGCCACTAGGCGGACCAGGTTCGGGTTTATGTTCGGGTCCGCGCAAACCGTCTCTGCTTGGCGTTCCTTCTCCAGGTAGGTCATGGCCTGACCGGCGCCGAGCGTGATGTACCTTCCACGTGCGAGCTCGGCTGCAGCATCGATCTTGGCGATCGCCGCGGCGCGGATCGGAGTCAGATCCTTCTTCAGATTAAGCTTCATCGATCGTCACCTTCACGTAGCGTTCCATGTACGGCCACTTCTCGAGCACGATGTTGTAGGTCGCCGGCATCTCGGCCTCGAGCTCGAGCTCGCCACCGGTCAGGATAGTGGGATCGCGGTCCACCCAAACGTTGCAAGGATCCGGCAAGCCAGTCAGCTTGACAGTCTCACCGACCTTGAGATTGATTTCGGCAGGTACATCGAACTTCGGCCGTGCCGTGATCTGTCCATCCAGAATGTAGTCGCTCTCAATGGCACACTTCACGGATTCCAGACGACCGGTGATGACTATCTGCTGCTCGAAGGTGTCGACTACCTGCTCGCCCAGCTCATCGACGACGGGCTGACCTTCAGCGTCGATCCTTGGAATCTGGACCGTCTCCATGATGGGCTGGCCCGTTGTGGGGTCGACGGCGCCGATGTCAGGCAGGGCCACTGGAGGGAAATCCAAGTAGGGTCGCCCCTGCTCCTCGAAAGCGGCATGAATGTCGGGGGAGACTGGATCCCAGATGGCGTGAGTGATCCGGCCGTCAGGTAAGTGTTCGATAATCATACAGCGTAATCCCAAATGAAGTAGCCCATGTAGATCGGTCCCCAGGTGCCCGCGTAGAGTTCCAGCCGATCGTTGAAAACTTGTGCAACCCCGTTCAATCCCAGGGTCAAATCGTTGAACTGCAAATACATCCATTGATAACCCAACTCGGCCGAGTTGAAGTTGTACGGGACGGTTACCTGGGGGATTCGAGAGAAGGTCTTGCCAAAAGGGATGACGGTCGTCCCGGTGACGTAGACCTTGCCCGAGATGAGCAGCGTCATTGCTGACCAATCAGACGAGAAGTTCAGGTTTACATTTGCAGCACTCAGCACGTCCATGCCTGGACGTGATACCTTCAAACCCTCATTGCTGAGCAGCACACGATTAGGCAACGGCGGGCAAGCTCCAAACTCGATAGCGGATATATCTCTGGGCCGCACTGCCTGCGGGGGTGAAGCGATTGCCCAGGCTTCCATCACCACCGTTAGGTGATTGGATGAAATAGATTTGAGTCCAACTCAGATACTGGCAAACAACCTCGTACCAACCGACGCTCTCGAACTCGACGACGGGCTTGAAGCCAAGGTTCGGAATGTTCACGACGGTTGGTGTGAAGCCACCGGCGGTTTGAGGAATGACCCCACTCTGGACCACCTGCACCATCTTGGTGTCGACCCGAAGCAGAAAGTCGCTGTCCAGTGTGGCGGTCTGAACTTCCTTGCCAGGTTTGGTGATCCACAATCCATATTCAGTGCCCCGCTTACCGAGGAGGACGCGACCTACCATTACGGTTTCACAATCCAGTAGTCGAACCATCCGTACGTGCGGGTGACTCGATCAGGAGGATACCAGGCGGCTGTGGCACCAAATCCCAAGGTCTTGCCTGTGGCGTCATAGCCTCCAGAAGAGAAGAGGCCACCGATCTGGGCCTGACCGATTATATCGTTGCTGAAGTTGCAACGTGGCGCGACAACCATGGTGGGGAGCTCGTTCGCATCCCAGCTGCCGCCTAGATAGATTGGTGAGGCCCCGAACCAGGACCATCCGACCATGTCGGCCCATTCCAGGAGACCTTGGACAGTTCCCTGGGAAAGGACACGCATGGCGGTGAAGTAACGGCTATCGAAGGCCAGCTGCTCCTTGGTCAGGGCAGGATCGAGAACATTGTAACCTGGCTTGGAGGCTCTTAGGACATATGTGCCTTCGAAGGCGCCGAGGATAATTCTGTTGGTCATTAGTCCGCGATTAGAATCCTGGTGTTGTCGAGCTCGATCCGCATCTTGTTGTTTGCCGATCGAGCCACGCCCGCGGTCAAATCACCCATGTTTGCGGTGACGGTCGATAGTGAAGACACACTTAGTTTCGCAGCGGTGACAGATCCAGCCGCGAGCTCCTCTGCAGTGACGCTTCCTGCATCAAGATGATTCGTTTTGATGGCGTTGTCCGAGATCTCCGTCGCGCCGAGAGCCAGTGGAGTGCCGAAGACTTCGGTGACTGTGAAGATCGAGCGGTTGCCAGACTTGTCGACGGCTCGAGCCCAGACCCAATACTTGACGCCAGCCAGCAGGCCGACGATCACACCACGGGTGCCTGAAGCATTGCCGCCGAACGTGGACGTCGTCACGTCGTTGACCGTATTGGTGAACAGCTCAATGTACGAGATATCGGAGTCGGACGGATTCACCCAGTTGGCGACCAGGATCTTGAAGCCAGGTGCGACCGACAGGCTTGTCGGAGGTTCCGGCGGAATCTCGTCACCCACGCCACCGCTCGGAAGCGGGATCTCGAGCATCATCTGGTTGCCGAAGTTGAGATCGGAATCGTCCTCGAACAAGTCGTAGAACGCCAGCTTGAAGTACCAGGTGTTGTCGGCCTCGAGCGGGATCGCGACGTTGTTGTTCGGTCCCTTGTAGACGAGGTTGCTGTCATCTGGCGTGAAGCTGTCCGTCAATGAGGCATGGACCACGACGCCGCGGAAGTCGCGGATCGGCGGCACGTCATAATGGACGACGGCAGCTTCGTAGAGAACCTCGACGCTCTGGGTGGCAGGAGCTGCCGGTGCATCGTTCTTGACGGCCAGTGTGACGAAGTCGGACCTGAACCCGAACTGGTCCTCGGTCGCGATGGCGATCTTGAAGGCACGACGAGGCGTTCCACCGCCGTCGTTCATATTGACCGTGTACTCGTAGGTGTACCACGTGCGGTCGAGGATTTCCTCGCGGATCACGAGATCGCTCAGATCGCGGATCTGCATGATGTACTGCTTGAAATAGTCGTCCTTCGATGCACCCCATTGGAAGAGCGGCGAACGGCTTTCGAAGTCCGTCTCGGTCGGCTCGTCGATCATCCGGAGACCGGCGATCCCGTCTACCACGCGGGTGTCGCCAATCAGGCGGTGCTCGATAATGGCCGCTGCAGAAGCGTAGCCGTTCACGTCGACAGCCGTCACCTCGAAATAATATTCGCCGGCCGGAATGTCGTCCCACTCAAACTGGGGGACCGGGACTTCGCCAAGCAGCGCGATTGGGCCGTTGTCTCGCGAGCCAGAGATCTTGTATTTGGTGACGGTCTTCGTCGGGCTCGGGTTCCAGGCCAGGGTGAGTGTCGTGACCTTGCGGGCGCCAACGGAGCGGCTGGTCGCCCTCACCTTCAGATCCGTGATAGGTTCGGGCTTCTTCTTCTGATCTAGGACGTACTTATCCAGGTCATCGATCGAACCAATGTAGCCGTCGACGTAGAGCCACTTGGCTCGGTTCATCTGCATGGCCTGGATTTCGACGTTGTCCGGATCGCCGTCCACTTCCGTGATCGACATGACGCGGAACGCGAGCGGTGCCACATCACCATTCATCTGGGAGATGGTGAAGACGGCGTCGTCCGGAAGATCCGGCAAGTCCACAGTGGTCGTCAGAGCGGTCACAGCGCCCGTGACATTGGTCAGCTCGCGGCTGTCCATCACGAAGTCGCCAGTCGCCTCGCTGATCCGCTGGAAGCCCACCTGGTAGGAGTAGCCAGGTTCGAGGAAGAGTGGGTCGCGGAGATTGATCGTCCGCTTGCCGGTCACACTCTTCACACGTCCGCTGAGGCCAGCTTCCATGTCCTCATCCGCGACGGTGATAACATCATACGGCGTGAGATAGAGACCCATGCGGTTGGTCTTGAAGTTGACCATCATGGTCTCGGTCGTGCCGGTGATCAGATGATACCGAGCGCGGCGGATCGCTTCTTCTTCGTCGGTGCAGGCGATCGCTTCGAAGTTGAACGGGATGCGACCGTACTTATTAATATGGTCCTGGTCGTAGACACGACGGCGGTCGTCCTGCCAGCCCAGGTTCTCATTCGTGAACGTGACCGTCAGATCGTTGTGGCGGGTCGAGATCTCGGTGAACGAGTACGTGAAAAGTCCGTCGACAACGTTCTCAGGCGTGAAGGCCACGGCGGGATTGAGATCGCGGTCAATCTTGATGACGCCCTGACCATTGCCGTCGTCAAAGAAACGGCCGGCGAAGATGCCGCAAATGTAATTGATGGTGTCGCGGCCACCCTTCGGGTCCGAGATCAAACCGTTGAAGGTGAAGCGGGGTTTCCCAGACGCCGTTCGCGTGTCGCACCAGACGCCAGCGTCATAGACATCCCACTTGTCGATCACGATCGGGTAGTAGGCATTCATGCCATACCGGTCGTTCAGCACAACATCGTTGGCGACGAAGGCTGGGTTGTTCGTGTAGGCGAGCTTCCAGGTGCCGTCCCAGACCCCGGTGTAGACACGGGTCGTCGAGTTGTAGTTGGACGGAACACGAACGATGCGGCCGAGGTAAATGCCTGAGAAATCCGGGATCGACGAGAACTGCTCGCTCGCTCGAGCGATCACCTGGGTGCAGGCGAGACCCGGGAACTTGTAGTTCTTCGCGGTCACCTCCTGGAACGACTCCCAGGTGATGCTGAAGAAGTTCTCCGTCGTATCGATCGGAGAGGTCTTGGTGACGCGGAACATGTAGGGCTCGTTGGCCCGAGCGACCGGGATGCGGAGCTCTTTCGGGAACGGTTGAGTGGTCTTCGCGGTGATCGCGATTTCACCATTCGTCAGGACGACGTCACCGCCGGTCCCGTTCTCACCGAAGGTACCAGGACGGAGCGAGGATCCCGCCTGGATCCAGCTCGAGCCGTTGAAGAAGTATGGACGCTGGGCGCCCGTGTGCAGCCAGTAGTCGCCTTGCTCAGGAGCGAAGCCGAGTTGCGGGCCGACGAATGCTCTGGTGGCCCGATCGCCTCCCCATGAGGAAGCCTCGGACCAGGTCCAGCGATTGCTCGCGAAGTAGAGACCGGCTGGGAAATACCAGTTATATCCGTCCCAGATCTTTGGCTTATAGTTGTTCGAGGTGTCGAACCAGATGCCAGCGTTGGCCGTCGTGATCGGCTGCGATGGTGCCCAGTAAGTCGGCCGATCACCTGGAGAGGCGTTGATCTTTGCCGGTGTTCCACCAGTCCCATAATAGATGTCGAAGCTGTCGCCAGAGATTTGCGGCGGGAGTGGATTGACGCTCGGCGTCCGGACGGGTTCCCAATACTGGCCACTGACGAGTTTGTGTTCGATGCGCCAGCGGCCGGTGTGATTAAAGGTGCCCTTGTCGTTCTGCGTCACCAGCTGGTTGATGACGAAGCGCAAATCAATGTAGTCGATGTCCGTATGGGTGCCCTGCCGGATGATAGCGACGTTGGGTGCCATCTCGGTGTTGACCGTGGTGGACGCGCCGAAGCCACCAAGACGGGAGTAGATCTCCTCCCCCTGCTCGCTTCCTTTGTAGTCGACGAGCTCGAAGTTTTCGAAGTTGTTGGAGCCGCTGTCGTCCTGGAGTTGGGTCTCACCGACCAGGTAGGATTTGGCGCCGTTCTCCAGACCTTTGATTGGGCCTTCGCTGATGCCCAAAAGTGCTTCGACCACATCGGTCGCGAAAAGGGAGTCGGCTGTCTGTTTAGGACTGGAACTAGATCCTCCCTTCGAACCGCTAAGTTTCCGAAGGGAGATATCTTGAATTGTCATAGACTTATCCGTCGTTTCTTATGTACCGGTTTAAGTGGGGATTAATGAGCTGTTTTTCCAGAGCGCCAGCGGTTCTGCATCCACTTCAGACGCTCGGCTGCTTCACCAGGATCAAACTCGAAACGGATGAAGTTCATCTCGCTCGTCGCGTAGGGATCGATGAGTGCCACAGGGCAATTGTAGAGATCCTTGGCGTCGAGGTTCAGCTCCTCGGCGTAGCGGTCAATCTTCTTGTACGAGGCGACCTGGAGAGCGTGCCAGATCTGCGAGGATGATGGACGCATGCCATGGGCATAACCCGAGGTGTGGATGTGGCCGGCGACGTAGATGTCGTGGTGATCGCCGTCGAGCTGAGCTGCCTTCGCAGCACCATAGGACTCCGACCACATGGACTTACCGCGGAACCCGTGGACCGAATAGATCTTCACGTCACGTCCGTTGGGCAGCTGCAGCTGCAGACGAACCTTGTTCGACTTGTGGACCAGAGCGTTGTTCGCGAGGATGTGCTTCAGGATGTCGCCACCCTGCCCCCACAGATCGTGGTTGCCGTCCGTGTAATAGAGCCAGTCGATCTTCTGGAGAACGTACTCGACCAGTGCCAGGGCTTCGTCCGCCGAGGTGCTCTGTTCCGAGTAGAGACGAGCCAGACGGCCAGCCCAGTTGTTGAAGACGTCACCGACGTTGGCCGCATATAGACCTTCATTCCGGCCGTCGAAGAGATTGACGTGCTCGAGCACCTGGGCCAGGTCTGTGCCATCGTCGTCCAGGTGCATGTCACCGAAGAAGCCAATGCCGATTGGGCCGTCGCGCTTGACGCGAACCGGGATGATTTTCTCCCGCTCGAATTTCTCCCGCTTCTGAGCGAACTGGTTGATGCGGCGCTCGACCAGGGCTTCGATGTCGATCGAGGGTTTTGGCTCGTCGACAAGCTCGAAGTCGCTGTCGTCCCAGCGTTTCTTCATCCCACGGATGCCAGACTCGGAGATGTCGTAGCCCTGCTCCCGCAGATAGCGAGCGGCGGGTCTGAAGCCCCCCGTCATGCCAACTGCCTGCTTGATGAGGTCTTCAGATGGACGCATTAGAGATCCTATGGTTTGTACTCGATCGCGTTGATATCGAACGACAGGAAGTGTCCGTAGACGCGGCGCCTGCCGTAGAGGATTGGGATGCGGGTACCGATCGCCACCGTGTTCTTCGGCGTGCCGAGATAGCCGCTCTTTCGCGTGCTATCCCCTTGCGTGTCGGTCTCAGGCTTCGGGGCCAGGAGTGCTGTCAGGCCTCCGAGTAGGGCCAAGGCACCAACCTTGATCAGAAGCGAGCCGACGAGCGAGCCAGCGCCCAGCATAAGGCCGACGCCGACAAGTACAACGCCGAGGAGGATCTGAAGCAGACCACCCTTCTTGCCACCGCTCAGCTGCGGGACGATATGGATGAATTCGACGTCGGGCTCGATCGGCGTGTGGAGGGACTCCTCCGTATCAAAGCCGACAATCTTGATGCGATGGCGACCACGAACGGGGTCAGGCTGGAAGCCTTTGACCTGGCGTGTGACACCTTCGATGATGTCCGCGACGGTGTGACCCACCATCTCAATCGGGCCATCATGAAAGGCAGCGAAATAGCCGTGGAGAATGACCTTAATCCGCAACGAGAACATCTCCGTCCGCGACCACGTACTTCGTCACACCATCATTGCCGATGATGTAGTGCTCGAGCTCGGGCCAGTTGATGAACGAATGGAAGTCGCCGGCAGATAGGTTCGAGTCCTCGCCAGGGTGGGTGTGCCAGCTGGCGGCTGCGACCGGCGTGTAAAGGACGAGATCCTCACCCCGGAAATCGAAGCCCTCAGTTGGCTGCTCGCAGATGTTCTCGCACTCGACGATCTCGCCTGTCTTCAGGATGAAACCACAGCGTTCCTTGTCGCCCTCATACAAGTGGAGAAGTTCGGAGGAAGTCATCGAGTTTCCTTTTGACGCTCGGGCTAACAATATCGAGGAGGTTCACAGAGCTCTCGGTCTGCTCGAGTTTGACGTCCTTGTGACGGAGGACGGCGAGAGTGGTGTTGCGAAGCAGAGCCCGATACGACTCCACGGTCGACAGCCGGCCCCAGAGATGATGAAGCACCTGGCCGTTCTCGACGAACACACCCACGTGGTTGGCTACGGGAGAGTCGATGCCACAGAGGATCACGTCACCTGGTTGGTATTCGGATGGGTGGCAGTCGAGCAAATAGAAGCCGCACTTGCGATAGCGGTTCATGTAGAGGTCGAGATCGTTGTTCCAGAAATCCTTCGGGCCAGCGTAGTTGGGTAGCTGAATGCCGAAGTTGTCAGCGTAGAAGCCGCGGATCAGGTGGTAGCAGTTCTGGTTCTTGTAGCTGAACGGTCGGTGCAGCAGGTGCTCATATTTCAACATTAGAGCGACACCATCGGGAACTCAGGCGGGATGAACATGCGGCACGGAATCTGGAAGTTCGCGCCTTCGGTCATGTTGCGGAGCTCGAGCGAGATGCTCTGTCCGGAGATGAGCTCGCGGATGCGGCCGACGTACCACATGCGTTGCTCGAATTTGTTCACATCCTTCTCGACATGATCGCGGAGGACGCGACGACGGATCACGGTGGCCTGGTCGAGCTGGCCCTTGATCGCGGCCGAGTTAAAGATCCCGAACGGGTTCATGACCTGGAGAATTGGCCGGCTTTCCTCGCCGTCCGCCGATCGAGTGTCGCCGGTCATGCGTGTGGCCATGCCTTCGTAAAGCTGTCCCTGCCACGTGGTGGTGTTGTCGGTCTTGAAGCGGAAGATGACCGGTTGGTTCTTCAGGATGATCGTGTAGAGATCGACCAGCGCGTCGGCTGTGAGTTTCTGTGCTTCTTGTTTGTGCTCAAGAGGCGCAGTCGACGTCATGGCTGGGTCGTGACCTCCATCTCGAAGGATTCGACAGTACCTTGACCGTCCTCAGCGACACGGTATTTCAGCGGCTTGCTGAAGCGAACGGTCAAAAGCCCCTTCCCCGGCAAAGGCAGAATGAACTTCTCGAACAGCTTGTGCTTCAGGTAGAACTCTTCCAGACGAGCGATGTTGATCTTGGGCATGATACCCGTGAGGACACGGCCAGTCTCGTCCGTGTAAAACTTCATCGTCTTGTAGTGGAGCGTGTACTTTACCTGATCAGGTCCGCGAGGTCTGGCTGCAAATTCATAGCCTCGCCCGAGCTGCACCTTTGGAGAGGACTCTGGGTATTCCGTTGTCCAGGTGAAGTACGGGAAATCATACGTTTCCATGCGGGTTGATATGGGTTTGATTCCCTTGCAATACAAGGGTTTGCGGTCGCTGCGCTCTTAGTAGATAAACCTTGAGTATTCGTGGTGCTTTCTTTTTTCCACCCTATCCTCCGCGACAACCAGCCGAGCCACTTCGGGCACAGAAGCCTGATCAGGTTGAAGTCGTTCTTCTCGCCCTTCCGCTTCTGAATCTTTCGCTCGATCAGCCGCATATCGTGGGCTTTCCGGATCGTCTTCTGAACCATGGATCTCGAGACAGCCGCACGGGCAGCGATGGCGTCGACGGCGCAACGAATGACAGAGCACTCACCAGCCAGCTTCGCCAATGTTGTGAGGACCGCCTGCTCAGACATGGTGAACTGGGTAGCGATCTCCGGAGGAAGAAATCCCGCTGCAACCAGTCCACGACGGCGGGCAATCGACGCCTCCCTCTTCCGGGGCTGTGGCTTCTTCCGCTCGATCTCGGTGAACACCGTGATGATCCGTTGGTGGATCAGAGTCTGGCGTAGTTTCAGGGCCGCGTCGAGCTGGTGAGCTCGCCGGTCGCTGAGCTCGCCTTTGTGGTGCTGATCCCAAAGGATCCTCGAGAGATTGGTGCAGACCTGAAGTTTTGTGGCTTTGGAAATAGCACGTTTGAGTTGCAGAGCAACCAATAGGTTTCCCGTCAAAGCTGTACCTCACTTAGGTATAAGATATCGTTCGAGAAATCGGCAAATTTCCCGTTGACACCTGATTCGTTTTATGAGAGCTTTGACCTTGTGAAGGGGCTTCAAGAGCTCTCTGAAGGTTTGAACAAGCACTGGGCGGCAACCCGGTGCTTTTTCGTTTGTGGGTAAATTACGTCAAGACTCACGTCCCCCGTTGCAAATCAGTGATATTGTGGCCTAGTGGTTGAGTCGTGCCAACCCCTGAGCAGAAAACGCGCAGGGGTCCACAGATTAGAATTGTCGATAGATCGTTAAGGTGCTGTTAAGGGTTATGCAGTTTTTCAGAATTTTGTCCGCAGCAGCGATCACGTTGATCGCCACCACCGCTTACGCTGCCAGTGAGCCGGCACCTACCGGGACTGACAAGAAGGTCGCGGACATCATTCGCAAGTCAGCAAAGGATCCATGGTCGGTTCGGGATCTGAAGGCTGGCAAGCCCCACCAGGCGGTCGACAATTTCCGCTATCCTCGAGCATGGGCAGTCTGCACGACCTTCTATGCGAAGAATAGTTTCGGGGCGTACAGCCAAGGGTTCTACCTGGTGTTCTTCAAGAACAACCAGGTGATCGATGCACTCGGCGGGCCGGGGATCGCACCTCATCCTGAGTGCGGTCCCCTTCATTCCGTCAAATTCTAGATCTGACCCATCGCTACCTGCTGGATCAATTGCTTGATCGAGCCGCGGTTCTGGATGTTGGCGCTGACGGTAGCGATGATGTCGTTCGGGCCAGACTGTGGGACTTGATCCGGCGAGACAACCCATACGTTGACCATGCCAGGATCCTGCTTCTTGTTGCTGTTCGCAGCGAGACCCTGGAGAGCGCCTTCCGAGATCTGGCGGTTGCCTAGGTTGTTGATGTGGGTCAACTTATCCTCACCGATCGCCTGGACGGCCGACTGACGCAGAACCATCTCACCAGGCATCAGCTGGTAGGCGCCACCGTCGCGGAACGGAGCGACCGCACCATTGGCGGCTCGGATCAGGCCACCAACAGCCTTGCCGCCGACGATGCCGAAGAGACCCTCCCCCAGCTGAGAGAGGATGCTAGAGCCGCCGGATCCACCGCTGAACAGCGACATGATGATCTGGTTGGCGAGGGCCTTGGCGATGATCTGCATGAACATCTGGAGGATGGTCTGGCCGAGCTGCTTGAACGCCTCGCCGGCCGACATGGTGCCAGAGGAAATGTTCATGAAGAACTGCGAGAAGCCGGAAGACAAACCATCAAGCACCTGACCCCAGGCGTTGCCCACCTGGGTTGCCAGCGGGATCATCTTACCGGTAGCGTCGATGATGCCGTTCTGCTGAGCCCAGGCTGCGGTTGCGGACTGGATCGCATTGACCGTTGTTGGCCCCTGGTTCGCCTTGGCAGCGTCGAGGAGGTTGTTCTGCTCCTTCAGCTGGTTGTTCTTCTCGATGAGGTCGTTCTCGAGGGTGCGCCACTGCAGCACCTCGGTGTCACGCGAGCCGTCCGTGTTGTTCGCTTCTGCGTCAGCCGCCATGCGGCGAACTTCAGCGATCTGCTGCTCGATGAGCAGGACACGGTTGGCAGCTGCCTCACGCTCGCGATCGACCACGTTCTGCTGAAGCTTCTGAATGTCCAGAGTGGTGTACTTGCTGGCCATGTCGGGCTGCTGGGCAACATCCAGTGCAGCCTTGGCGCGATCGACCGGCCGCTGCAGCTCTTCTTCCGCGGCTTTGAAATATTCCTCAATCACCTTCTGAAGGTCGGAGTTGAGGTTTTCGTGCAGGCCGTCCTTCAGCTCCTTGAGCTTGTTCGTGTAGTCGGTCGGGTTGGTGTTCTTGAGCTCGGCATTCTCAGCATCGAACTTCTTGATCTCCTGATCCAGGAGCTGGTCGTGGGCGCTCTGGATCTGTGACTGCAGATCCTTGAGCGACTTTGCGTCGTCCGTGAAGCGGACCTGGGTCTTCAGGTTGCCGATACGGGACTTGAGGCTGGTGATCGCAGCTTCTGCCTGGGCCTCGATACCCTTGTTGATGTTCTCCGTGGCCTGACGTTCGGTCTCTTCGAGGATCTTGGACGTTTCAGCCGAACCGGCGGTGTCCGTGCCAGAAAGAAACGCCTGGGCGCGAGACATGCGCTTGCCGACGTGGTTGATCGACGGATCTTTGTTTGGCCGTTCGAAGATGTTCATGAACGCCTTCGACAAAGCCTGCGGATCTTCGGTACCTGCCTTCAGCCGTGCGAAGAGATCCGGGTAGTCACGCATAAGCTCCTTCAGTACGAAATCATACTGAGTGTTGACATCGTTCGCGGCTGTGCCCTTTTGGATTGCAAAGGACCGGAGCTCGTTCCAGCGTGTGCCTCGCCACTGGGCAACACCATGGGCGGTGCCATGGTCGCCTAGAGCATTCGGATTGAACTCGGACTCGACGGACAGGTTCGACGCGATCGCAGCGGCGCCAGCCTTGGAAAGACCGCGGTCCATATAGTGCTTGATCGCAGACTGGGCGCTACCAGCCATTGCTTGGCTGATCGGCTCGTTCAGATCGATGCCCTCGAGCTGGACGTCAATGTTGCCGATCTTGTTGAGCTCGCCGCTGAGCTGGCCGGTCAGCTCCTTGATCTTGTCGACGAGCGCGTTCATGGCTGCACTCGGCGGCGTCTTCTTCAGCTCGGCCGTTGCTTCCTCGATCTTGGTGCGGAGGGTCTTCGCTGCGTCCTGGACAGCTTCACGCTGGCGCTGCAGCGACTCCTTCTGGAGGTCGAGTTCCTTCTCGTCGTTGGCACGGTTCTGCTCAGCCAACTCGGCCGCAGCGCGTTCCGTAAACTCCTTCCGCTCCTCCTGCAGCTTCTCGACTGCGTCGGTATCCTTGTTCAGGTTCGCGAGGCGGATGAGCTCATCATAGAAGTTGATGATCTGTGCCGTCGTCGTCTTGCGGAGCTCGTCGTAGCCCTTCTTCGCAGCCTCGAACGCTTCGTTGTTCTTGGCACCAGAGATCTGCCGCTGCCAGCGGGCCAGCTCGCGGTTCTGGTTCTGCTCGGCCTTCTTGACTTCCTTCGAGGTGTACTTCGTCTGGTTGGTGACAGCTTTCTGGCTCGCCTCGTTCAGCTTCAGCTGCAGACTGGCCAGCGCCTGGTCGATCTGCGACGAAACGGACTTGTCGTCGAGACCGGCGAGGTTGGGGTCGGTCGAAGATTCCTTCGCGAAATCATCCTTGAACGCCTGGATCGACTTGTCGCGAACGGTTTCCAACCACCGGCGGACGGCGCTGTATGCTTCGATCTTCTCCTCGTCGTTCAGATTCCCGGTCGAGATCGCGCTCATCTTGTCGTCGAACGTCTTCTGGATGAACTGCGACTTCTCGCTCAAACGACCAAAGGACTTCGAGCCCTGAATTCCAGCGTCGGCTTCGCGGCGCAGGATGGTGACGAGATCGGCGTCGGCTGCGGCAGTCTTGGTCAGGTTGGCAACGATCGGGTCGAGCGTGGCCTTCAGCTCCGTGAGGAAGCCGAGGCTACCGTTGGGGTCGCCCTGGCGCTGAGCAACACCGATCTGTTCATTCACGTACTTGCCGAGGGAAAGGGCCTGACGTGCATCGTGGACCTGGCTGAGATCGCCAAGCGAGATTCGAAGCGCCTCACCGATGTTGGTGCCGAAACGCTTGCTGATCTGCTCGATGAGGTAGTTGTTCGCAGAGGTCTCGATCCCACCACCGGCACCACCAACCGCCTGATCGGCCAGACCACGGATGTAGTTGGCTTGAGGACCATTGTGGTCGGTGAGCTTCCCGCGCTGTTCCTTCAGTTTGTCGATCTCGCCACGGCGAGCTTCAGCGGCCTCAGCCAGCTCAGCGGCACGAACTCGGGAGGATGTCGCACGAAGGTCGTTCAGCTCACGGATGAGGTCCGTGACCGACATGGTGTCGTCCTTGATGGACAGACCGAGCTCGTTGAACTGGGCACGGAGCTCATCGATCTTGGCGCCACGCATGATCCGGTCGCCGTCAAGTTCTTTGCGGCGGTCGATCAGACCTTGGATCGCGGTGTCGAGCGAGCCGATCTTGCTTTCGGTCGCGTCGGCCGCGCCCTTCAGCTCATTGACCTTGGACTCGAGGTCGTCGATGCTCTTGGTGAGTTCGTCGGTCTTACCCTTCCAGGCAAAGAAGGCTCCCGCCGCCAGGGCGACACCCGCGATGACAAGACCGATCCAGTTGGTGAGAGTGAGAGCGGATAGGCCGGCGAGGACGCGGCCGAAGAAGCCAACGGCGACAGCACCCTCAGTAGCGGCTAGTCCCACGCCCTTGAACCCAGTGGCGAAGTTGGCGAGCAGCGGGATCATCAGACCCAGGCTCTTGATCAAGCTGCCAAACAGCGAGACGCCGAGCACGGTTGCGAAGGTGCCGGCGACAGCGCCGATCGCCTGAAGCACTCCAGGAAATTTATTGAGCCAGGAGAAGACAGTGGTGGCACCGGCGATTATCTGCTGCAGTGTCGCCACGATGGGCTCGAACGCGGTGAAGACAGAAGCGCCGAGAGTGTTCTTGAAGACCTGGGCGGTGTTGCTCAGCGACTTCATCTGAATGGCGTTCGCCTCGACAGCTGCAGCCGATAGCGTGAAGCTACGCTGCATATCACGAGCCAGTTCTGTGTTGTTCGCCAGTGCCAGGAAGGCTGCTGCGGAACGGGTCTCGAGAGTTTCGTAGGCCTCGGCTGCGCCAAAGCCCGCCTTCTTCAGCGTCTCGATAACAGGCAGAAAGCCCTTCGTCTTGACGTTGATGTCGTCGACGGACAGGCCAGCAGCCCTCAACACGTCGACCAGTTTCTTGGATGGAGACTGGAGGTCGGTGAGCAGAGCACGGAAGCCTGTGCCCATCGTCGAGGCCTTCACGCCAGACTGGGAAAGAGCACCGAGGATCGAGGTCGTCTCCTCGAGCGTCAGGCCAAGAGCTTCGGCGGTCGGGCCGATGTAGTTCAGCGAGGTCTGCAGCTTGTCGACGGACAGCTTCGAGAGGTTGAGCGCCGCGGTGAAGATGTTGGCGACGTCACCCGTGCGGCTCGTTTCGAGGTTGAAGGCCGTGAGGGTCGAGGTCACGACGTCAACAGCCTGCGACAGGCTCGAGCCCGTGGCCGTAGCAAACTGCGCGATCGAGCCAAGGGACTCGCTGACCTGGCCAGTGGACAGACCCGCCTGGGCAAGGGCGGTTGCGGCCTGGGTGATCTGGAGCGTGGTGTACGGAACAGACTGGGAGATCTGCACCAGGTTCTGCTTGAACTGCACCATCTCCTTGTTCGTGGCAGCAGAGATCGCCTGGTACTGATGCAGTTCCTTGTCCAGCTCGACGAGGCCGGTTCCGGCGCCCTTGATCGTGTTGAACAGGCCACCGACTGCGGCGTAGTTCAGCATGACGCGACCTTGGATTCCCATGAGATCGGCGCCGCCGTTATAGTTCAGCTGCTCGAGACGGTTGCGGCTCGACAGGGCGGCGCGACCATTCTCTGCGGCATAGATGGCGTCGGCACGGCGCTGGTTGGCCAGCGTGTTGCGGGCGCTGAGATAACGATCGTCGGAGTTCGCGATCGACTGGTTGTTGGCGAACGTGGCGTTTTTGATGCGAGCTGCGACCGCGGCCTCGGTCGTCTTCAGAAGGCTGACGGTCTGCTTGACGATCGCCTCAGTGACGCGGGCTTCTGCAGCCTTTGCGGTGTTCTGAATATCGTTGACGAGTGCCTGGGCGGCGACTCGGTTGAGCTGGTTTTCCTGAGACTTCTGGACGCCCGAGCCCTGGCCAAGTTGCTGGTAGCGAGCTCCGAGGATCGAGGTGGCACTGCGCTCGGCACGGGCGCGAGCAGCAGTGCCTTTCTCGGTTGCGGCGACCATGTCGCTGAGGAGCTTGGTCAGCTCGAGAATGCCCTTCTTAGCAGTCCCGAGATTACTGTTGAACTTGGCTGTGACACCGTCGAGTTGTTTACGAACCTTCTCCAGCTCATCTCGAGCCTGGGCAGCGTTCAGTTCATAATCAACTTCAAAGGTATTCTCAGCCAAGTGTGCCTCCTACGTCGGCAAATGCCCTGGCGAGTTGATCGAAGGTTTGGATCGCCTCGCTCTCATCAGGTTTGGAGTTTCCTCCCCCTCCGAGTGCTTCATCGACTACCAGGCGGAACGTTTCGTATTCCTGGTAGTATCCGGCCATACGCTCCTGTGATTTCAAACTCACCAGAGTGGTCAGATCCTCGAGGGAGTGCGACCAGTACACTTCCTCGAGAAGGCTGGGCCTGACGCCCAGCGCCCAAATTATGCTGTCGCGGAAGCTAAGCTCCGCAAGCCATCCATGGAAGACTTGAGGCCCTCGAGTAGGCTTTTGTGGTTTTCCACGTGCTTGGCTGACTTTGCCAAGCGCCGCATGAAAAAACCCATGAGGTGCTCTCCAGCCCAGTCGAGAACCGCTTCAACGTCGTCGATGGAGATCTCGATCTCTTCGAGATCCGCGATCGCCTGGACGACCTTGCCGGTGACCTTGCGTTCAGCCAGGACGGCCTTCAGAACTTCGGTTCGAAGTTCATCGTCGAGGGACATTGCCGGCACCAGTTCGGGCGAGCCGACTGCGATCGAAAGCACGTTCAGAAGTCCATAGGACATGAAGAGTTCGCGCTCTTTGCCGTCCTGAGTAATGGTCAATTTTGGATTGGGAATTTCGGTCATTTGTGATCCAGAGTTACAAACAATTGCGCCCCAGTCATGTGGTGACTGGGGCGCATATTTGCAAGAGAGTTTGAGGGCTTAGCGGTTGAAGAGGATGGCCGCTGCAGGTCCG